CATCAAGCCCCGAAGCACTTCCTCCACCACTAGTGAACGGAACTCCCCCGACGTTGATCTCTGCCCCTGCGATAAGGTTGATATCTCCCCAAGGGTTTAATGCAGTCCCAAGATTTAAAGAACCGTCCGTTATTGCAACACCGGAGGTATTTAAAGGGATAAAATGAACACCCATTCGCCCGACGTGAACAAAGTTTTGTATAATTGGGGCTATTATCCCATCATCACCGGCTACGATATTATTCCAAGTTGTCATTTGTTTTTTCTCCCTGCGTTAAATTATATCAATAATACGAAAACTGTCTAATTTATGCCAAAATTTCTTCTGCTTTCACTTTCGTTTTCCAGCCGTCTAAATCCTTTTCTACTTTTAAAACTTTCCAATTACGGCTATTTGATATTATTATAGCCCCTTTTTTCTTTCCCCATTTAGAACCATCGTCCCAATTCCAAGCATCCCAAACAAAAGTATCAATTGGCACCGTTTGACCTTTTATATCGATAGTTATTTTATTCAAAGGCTCTAAAGTGTTTACTAAAAAACGTGTTTCAAATGAGATAACAGGCTTTGGATATTCCCATTCTGCTAATAATGAATCAACAAGTGCCTGTTTATCAGTATCATCTACATCATCGATAGTCAAAAGCTCCGGTTCTCCTAAATATTTTTTTAACAGAAGGGGAACGGTAGAAATAGCCTCAAAGTTTGTGCCTTTTGCTATCCAATGAACACGCACTTTCTTTTTCCCTTCATCGTCAAAAGAGGAAATTTTAAAAATATCATCATATAATCTGCTACCGTGACCACGAAAATCAAAAACAGAAGTTGCTCCGGGAGTTCTAGCCTTAAAAGCAAATGCTGTAATATTCATAAACGGCACACTGTTTGAAAATTTAGCCATATCTTTTAAAACGCCCCAATATGAATTTTGTAATGCACCAACGGCAATGCTTGTAATTGTAGAGTTTTCGTTTGCAGTTGAGGCCACAAAAGGAATAAAATTTGTTATTTTTGTCTGGTTCATAATTTCATCGACAAGGGTATCGACTGTTTTCGCACCTGTTAAGCTAAGGTCTGAAATATCATATTTTTTTAAAACTGTTTGATAACTTAATACTTTAATTTTAGCTTGCTGGTTATCTCCAATTTTTACATCGTCAATTACTCCTTCAAAAACAGAAACCACACCCACTTCAGAATCATCATCGTCAGTATAGCCACATTCAATTTTGAGCTTAGTTAAGGAGCGATTAAGGTAATTATACCAAATTGATCTAGCATCAGTTTCTACGTTGAATAAGCCGTCCTCATTCTTTACGGTCATTGATAAGTTTGAAATATTAAAAGAGCCGATAACTCCATCTTCTTCATCAACTTCTATGGAAACTTTGCCCCATTTCGCCACCCGGTCAATTTGTTTCCAGTTATCAACTCGAACCCAATCTGCTTCATAATCTCCGTCGGTATCTCGCCTTTTGATATAACATTTACGGATAGGCTTTTGTTTTCCTCTTCTGATTAATTCGGTTAAGGTAGACATTCTAAACCTCTGCTAATTCAATTTTAATATCTACTCCCGAACCGTGAAGCGTAGAGGAAAGTTTATATTTCAGAGAATTAATATAATTCACATAATAAATATCTTGTTCTCGATAACCTTCTTCCGTGTAGCCTGTTTGACCTCCTGAAAGATATACAAAAAACGGGGAGGCTCGATCCTTTAAAGCCCGAAATAACGTCAAATCCGCCTGAGGGGATTGTTTGAAGTCTAGTTTGATTTTTAATTTTGATCCAAAATAGACGTAAGTTGTGCCACCCTGACTAGTTTTATATTTTTTGGAGCTTTCCGGATAGTCTGGATTAGCTTTCTCCGGGTTTCTTGATACCGTCCCGAGTTCTTTAAAGACAAGCAACTCCCCTACATATTTTTCAGCGTCCACGACCTGTGTTGTGTCCATTGTCAGCCTGATTTTAGTAATTGAAACAGAAGTAAATTCAAAATAGTTAGTTGAAGCCGTTTCCGCACTCCAAGTAACCGCCGGGGAAAAGGCGACATAAGCAGAGCCATTCCAGTATTCGATTTTGCCTGATTTGATATTGTGATTAGCTACCAGAACCCTATCAATATCTCTCGCTCCCGGGAAAGTTATCTCCCAAACTTCCGGAGTTGAGTCGTCGCTACCGGACGATTGAAGTTTAGTTGAACAGGATCGGTCATATAAAAATTCCGCGTTTGCTTCAGTAGCAGAAGTAAAGGAAAAAGAATCGTCAGCGTTGACGTTATTACTCCCAAAAAATTTAATCTTCCCATCAATGGTCATACTTAACTCCTTTCAGATAGTTCACCGGAATTTAATTGTTCGGTGTTTGTTTTATAAACATATTTAGCTAGTTCCGTTCCATCTTCTAAAACCAATATCCCAGAGCCACCGCCACCGCCTAAATTAACTCCTGACTCATTGAGCTTTTCTCCGGTTTCTTCATCATCTAAATTTAGAACCGCTTCTGTTCCGGCTTCTCCGACCAAAGCATTGGTAGGGCCTGTAACAAGTCCTCCACTAGCTAGAGCAGTACCTTCGGACTGAATAGCCTGAATTTGTTCCCCACCAAAAGCGAGAGCGGCACCGGCCGCAATCATACCCAAAACAGGGCCTATAAATGGGATTCCTACCATAGAATTATAAGCACCCATTGAAGCCTCGGAGGTTTTAAAGATAACATTTTTAATTGCAATCGCTTTTCCGATACTTGCAATTTCTTTACTAGCGGATCTCGTTGAGGAAAGCATAAAATCTTCCCACGTCGCATAGTCTTTGGCTTGTTTCTCTTTGGCCTTTAAAGCTTCCTTGTCTGCTTTTTTTTTGGCTTTTGCTTCCTGTATTATCCTAGCTTTCTTCGCTTCAGCTATATTAACTTCAACTTCTTCCTGTCTCTCTGTTTGACCTGTAATTTCCCCGAGTTGTTCTAATACGGCCTGCCTTTGCTCTTGAAGTTCTTCAATCCGTTCTAGCCGAGCTTCACCAAAAACCGCTTCCTTTTCTTCTAAGTCTGATATTTTAGAATCAATTTCTCCGAGTAGTCTTAAATTGTCCTGCATACTATCGTTTTGAAGCTCTGCTTTTTCTTTTAATTTCTCTACAAAAGAAGTCATTTTCTGGAAAGCGATTGTTAAGACAGGAACCAATTGACCCCCTATCGTTTCCCCTAAATCCCCGATAGCATTTCTCATTTGGTCAGTTGTTCCGGCGAAAGTTTTAGCCTGAGCCCTCGCAACTCCGCCAAACTCAACAGAAAGTTCTTTTAAAATAACCCCTTGAGCTTTTGCCATTTCTCCGTTTTCTTGAAAAGCTTTTATTTGCTCCATTTGCTGTTCGGTTAAAGTAACACCGACACGTCTCAAAGCGGTAGCTCCAATAGTCGGATCATTCAATGCTTTACCTAATTGGATCGCTGTACTTCGTAACATTTCGGCACTAGGAATTGCCCCACCATTCATAGCGGTAGCCATATCTAGCATTGTCTCAGTGGCTTTTGGGAATACGTCTTTTCCTATATTGGTAAAAGTAAGTAGCATATTTTGCCCGGTCTGGATTGTTTCATCTCCCATAGCTGTAACTTTTTGTAAACTCTGGGCGAGTTCGTTCACTTCTTCTGCAGAAATTCCGGCCGCTTCACCTGTTGATTTTATAACTGCCTCTGTTTGAGCTAAAACTTGCTCCTGTTTAGCAAAAAAAGATATTGATTTTTTTAATGCCAGGGTAATTGCACCGAGTCCGGCAATAGCGAATAATTTAGCGTGTTTTGTTAAGGCTTTCAAACCTTTTGAAGCAGTATCTTTTAGAGAATAATGTACCTGTACTTTTGGATCAGCCATTTACTTGCTCCGTTTCTGGGCTTTTACAGCTTTGTTTTGTTCCTTGATCATCACATTTAAAACAAAAGAGTTAAAAAGATAAGCGTCACAATCTGTATAATCCCCTTTTGGGGATAGGCACTCAATGGGAGTTTTGCTAAACTTTTGGCTCATTTCCCCGTAATATATAAGCGTGTCTCTTTTTATGCTGTAAAGACGCACGAAAAGACTCAAGGAGTGGTTTAAAATCTTTTTATACAGTCTTACCCCAATCTCTATCGTGTCAGGCTCAAAGAACAAGGAGATAACCTTGTATTTATCAGTGAGTAAACCCGGAGTATCTAACAATGCAATAGGGGCATCCATTACCAGAACCCCTGAGATACAAATTTTCTTCATTAGCTCGAGACTTTTATCATATTCAGCTTCTAATTCTTTATCGGTTTTTATCTTTGAAAAGTTTCTCATATATTCGGATTCTTCTCTGAACATAGTAAAAGGCATAATCTCTTCTGATTCAATAAAGTCAAAAGGAGTCAGTTTCTTAATGACAAAACGATTTCCTTTTATTTTTATTCTCTTTAAACCTTTTCTACGGAATATATTCATAGACTAATTCTATCAGTTATAGGAATTTTGACAAATATTGAGAGCTTTTAGGCTGTTACTGCCGGATATTCTGCAACTGCGTCCAAAGCCCTTGCTTCAAACATTACCGTAGTTGCTCCCGAGCCTGTCGTAGTTCCTCCATAACCACAATCAAATTCTATGTCCATTACTCCATACTCATTAGTATTCGGAATCTCTGTATCAGGATTTAATCTAGCCCCCGGGATCTCAATCGCAACGGAATAATCTCCGGATGAAACTCCGGCCTGTTGACCACTAGCTAAAGTTAAGTCAATTTTACAAGCTGTTTGAGCCAAAGCGTAATCTCTAAAGTTTTCATCTGCGTCGATAGAGCAGTTAAAAGTCACAACAGGAAGCCCAGAGAATTTAGGCTGAGATATTTTATTTGATCCAACAAAAAAGCCTTCTCGATAATTCATATCAATTTTAAGTTCAAAAGCTGTAACCTGTTGAGTGAATTGAGTTGTTCCGGAAGGGGTAAGCTGAAGTGTTGCTTGTCCGAAGTGATAAGGAACCAAAGAGGAAATTGTAACAGAAGCAGCCCTTGCAGTATCACGAGTATAATCCTCGGCAACAATTTCAACAGTTACCGTCACATTCGCTTGAGCGTCGGAAGCTATTGTCATATTTTTAATAATACAACCTTCGTATTGAGTGGCTAATTGCTCACCTATTGCCTGTTCTAAAGTAAAAGAAGTTGCTACTCTCTCAACTCCGGCAACCGGAGACAACCAAGTGTGAGTATATCCGGCATTTACATCCCCCGCGTCGGATGAAGCTCCCAAAATCCAGTTTAAAATCTTCCCGATAACATCGGGGTAGACATCCTGAACGATTGAACCTCCAACCATATAACGGCCAGGATTCGGGGCTTGTTTTACCATTGAGTTGATAACATTCGCGTCCTCAATGTTTTCAATAAAGCCTTTGATTAAAGATTCTGGTTTAATTGGGAAATAAGTTGGTGAAGTTATATAGGCAGTTCCGAATGCTTGTTCTCTGGAACCTCTCAGATATCCTTGAACTCCTAAAGCTGTTCGCTTTTCTGAAAATGCTCCCATTAGATTTTCTCCTTGCCTTTAGTTTTTGGAAGTGAATTAGGGATCTCTTTTGTCTCCCATAAATCAGGGCTATTTTTTAATTCGTCGGCAACTTTTTTTGAAACGTCGATCACGTCACCTTTTTTTACCACTCCCATAAATGGGCAACCTGTACCCCAGAATTTCATTGGTACATTTCCGATAAATTTAACTTTTACTATTTGATTTTCCATATGATTATTCTAGCCTTTCTTAAAAACTTGTCAAATATTATCTGTTGCCAGTGATGAATTGAATTGTCGGAGTATCTATATCAATATCAGCCTGAACTAAATCTTGATGTTCACTAATTGAATAAGAATATTTTGAATAGTCCCGGGCGTTCCCGTTCATATCCAGATTGACAGTGGTTGAGCTTTGGAGTTTATCCAAAACATTCAAAACCGCTTCGAGTAAAAATAATATCCCGGTACTATTAGTTGTGTCGTAAAGGCTTGAGACTCCATCCTCTTTAGGGCAAATTAAAGAAACAGTCACACTCATAAGATCTGTTTTGGCTGTCGGCTGAGAGATAAAAGTTTCCTCACCCCCGTTAAGCCGGATATTTATTAAAGGATAATCGTTAAGTTTTCGGGCTGATTCTATACTACCAACACGAATTTTTTTAACAGAAGCTAAAACTTCGCCTGTTTGAGATCTCAAATAAAGTCTATCGTAAATCTCTTTTACTAAATCAACTTTGTTACCCATTCGCCACCCTCTTAATTGTTTTTTTTATTTTCCCGACGATCTCTTTTTTTGCTCTCTTTTCCTCTTTGTTTAAAAACTTTGTTCCCTTGACCGCTTTTGCCTTCTTTGCCAGGACAAAATCAACTCCGAATTCCATACCAGAAGAATGAGAGGCGCCCTTATTCGATAAGGGAATAAATAATAGTTTTGCTTTCTTTGGTCTAACAACTCTCCGGCCATAATTTATAATTCCCGCAATGTTATGTTTCTTGTCAGAAGTAAGTCTGTTATTAGTCGTGAGATATTTAGACAACCCGAGCTTTTTAATATCCGTCCAAGCCCTTGCAGTGTTCCCCGTCCTCAATCTCCCTTTTCCTTGAGATCCCATTATCAAAAACCGGACGCTTTTGACTGCAGTCGTGTTGAAGTCTTTATCAAAAATCTTGTCAGGCTGCTCCAACTTAGCTAACTTCTTTTCAAGTTCCCTTTGCCCTTTTGTTTTCATTTTTCCGGGCATTATTTTTTAATCTTAAAACGTGCTAAAGAGTCTTTTGTTATTTTAGGAAACTGGACGATAGTTGATTCTATATTCCCCTCTGGCGTCATAACTAACTGAGTCCATAAGCCACTTGCCGTACAAATCATTTCTGTAATTGTCTGAACAGCATCAGCCCTAAGAGTAAAATCTGCAGTTGCTATAGTTCCTATTCCAAAATAGCCGGTAATGAGAATTGCGTTTACTTCTTTTGACCAGGCACTTCCATCGACACGGGTTATTTTCCCAAGCCTTTTATCAATAACGAAATTGTTCCCGTCAGCATAAGCAACCGATTCACTCAATGAATTTCCTTCGTTTGTAATGGCTGAAATAGATAATATATCTGAATACTTCCCCTTTAGCCATAAATCCTCATCGACAACATCGCATTCAATCCCGTCGTTAAATATTTGAGTTGTAGCGGTTACCTTTTCGGCAGAACGTCCCGTTAGTTCAAGGAACAATTTTAAATTTGAGTCAATAAGTCTGGTAATTAAAGCTGCGTGAGTTGTCGCCTGATCTTCTCCGGTAATTCCGAGTAAGTTTGTGACGTTTGCTGTTGTTACTGTTACATCTGCCATTTTTATTGCTCATTCTTTGGAGTGTGTTCGTACCATTCCAAAATATAATCAGTATAACCAGCAGTTGAAGCCTCAAACCGGAGAGAATAATCCTCGCTTGACCTCAATACAATTTCATTTGATCTTTTAGAGGAACCGCCCTGTTGATTTGCAACTGAAAGAGAAATCAATAAGACTAGGCATATTGCAGATAATTTTTTATTAAACATTTAAAGCCCCTTTTCTAATCAGCAATTAAGAAATTAAAGGTGACGTTAGTTGTTATCGCAACATTACTATAATAAGTGAATTTATAATTATTGCTTTTGATAGCTGTTAAATCAGTTCCCTCTGTAAGAGTAGCGTCCTCCCCGGTCATTTCCGTTTTGTTTGCATAAATCGGCATACAATTAACAGTGGTTACATTTCCGGAAGTAGCTTCTAAATCCTCAATCCCTATTGAAGCAAACCCTCCGATATTTTGACCGTACCAAACTAATGCCCGTGAAGCTCCTACTTCTAAATTTAAGCCTTCATAATAAAGACATTCGTATTCCCGGCCCCACTGTCCACTGGTCGCAGATATTTGAGGGCTCCCGGCCAGGAGAAATGTCGCCAATATCAAGATTATAGTTAATAGTTTTTTCATTTCTTGCCTACTCTCTTTTTAAAATAATCCGGAAGGACTTCTTTCAATAAAGTCATAGCTGTTTTCGGAACAACTAACAAAAGAAATCCACCTATCCCCCATTTCATAGCTTCAAAACCGATGTTTTCAGTCTTTACCGTTAAATAGAAACACATAAAAAGGATTATAAATCCTCCAATTTTTGAGGCACTTTTCATTCAATTCTCCTATCCCAGAATATACCAGTCAAGTAATTCTTTTACCCCAGCCAGGGTTACCCCAAGCCATATCAGAGTCAAAGCAATCACAACTAAAGCTGTTAAAAATATCTCTTCATTTTTGGCCAAGTACATAATTTCCTCCCTAAATTCTGTCACTAATCGGGCGTTCCTCCTGCGTCTGTCGTTCCGTCGTCGTCGAGTTGTGAGATAATCCACTTCCCGGCTGTTCCGGCAACTACGGCATTCGCTCTCATAATAGACCCTGCTGGTACAGCCAATTCTTTACTTGCCGTACATTCAGTTGCATTAATAAATTGAGTTTGAAGGAGCGGTCTAATTTCGCAACCTGTAGAGGGAACAATAATATCTATTTTTTGCCCTACTATTGGAGAAGGCAATACAACAAAATTATTAGCCCCGGCAGAAGTAACAATTACCGAAATAGTTCCGGCAGATATCAAAGCATTTGGGCTTAATACCGAAGTTCCGGCTGTAATTGCCTCCGGAGTATATGCCAAATAAGTGGATGTTATCTGAGGGAGTTCAGTTTTTACTAAAGTTCCGCTACGAATAACTCGAAAAGTGTCCGAAGCAAATAACCCGGCACATATCATTAACAATATGAGTAATTTTTTCATCTTAAAATCTCCTAAACTTTATTTTTTGGCTTTTGGGTCTGCTTTTTTCTTCTTGATATCCTCAACTACTGCTTTTTTATCAATAGTCTTTTTAGATTTCTGTTTCATATCTCTGATTTTTCTTTTTGCTTCCCTGACTTCAAGCCTTTTGACTTTGTTAGCTTGTTTCTTCGCTTTCTTTTCAGGGATTAGTTCCCTAGCTTCTTCGGTCATTTTTTCCTCTGCTTCCATCTTAGAAATTAATGCCTTTGATGGCTCAAACCCGGAGATCCTCTTTTTATTCTGTAGGTTGTTCAAGCTCTGCTCTGTAAAATGTCCAGCGTCTATGAGCTTTTTATCGATAAATTCGCCTTGCTTTAGAGTTACAAGATCGTGTTGTCCGGAGTACATTACTCCCTTTTTATCAATTACTTTTATTGCCATAATAAAAACCTCTTTCTTTTCCACATTTTTTTTAAAAACAAAAAACCCGGGAGCAAGGCGATCCCTACTCCCGAATTTCATAACTTTGCAAGTGTTTAACTAATTTTTAGTTAGTTAATTCAAGGACCCTAGCAGAAGCTCCAGTAGAAACAGTTGTACTGATCAATACCTTACAACCAAAATCCCTAATACCTCTGAAAGTTGTTTCGTCAGACCCGAATCTCCAATCTTTGGAAATATCAAAACGAGTTTCTCCGCTTACTCCGATAATAAACTTATCGAGATCGACCAAAGCGATAGCGTCATCAGATCCGCCCCAATCGTCTCCGCCAATATCAAGAGTAGATATAATCTGAGGATTCACATACAACGGAACACCCATTGGAGCCAAAGACCCACCGGCTACATACTGCGGGAATGTATATTGTCCGCCAGTGTTCTCGGATAATCCAAGCTGTCCGGCAACTTTCCTATTACAGAACAAAGCAAGGTTACTAGATGACATTGAAATATTTTCAAGCATAGTCTGAATATCGTCTACGTCCAAATTAGTCAATGCAATAGCAGTATCTTTAGCGGTGTTTGTGTCAAACATAATTCCATCAACTAAATGACTTTGTCCTGACACGTTACCGCATACTGAATGTAGGTCAATAAAAGCAGCTAGTTTTGAAGCATAATCCGCCTGAACTGCTCCGACAATATCAGCTCTTTGTCTGATAATTGTATTGGAGATATTTGAATACCCTGCAATACGGTGCATTGAAACTGTAGGATTCGTGAAGGTAAACTGTTCCTCTGTAATATCAGTGTTTTGATCTGCAACATAAGCAATAGCACTTCCGTACATTGTAGGATAAATCTTGCTTCCTGCCTGGACGTTATCCGTTTTAGCTTTCTGCAGCATTATTGACTGAGCATAAAGCATTTGAGTAATAGATTCGTCGGTTTCTGCAGGTACAGCATACCCACCGGCTGCATCACTATCGGAACGAATTGGATCGTTAGCCGCCTTTTGGCCATAAAGCTTTCTCATTTTTACATTATCCTGCTCAATCTCTTCTGAAAGCCCTTTAGCTTTCGGGACGTCGCCCTCTGCGAGAGCAATAAACATATCGTTAGCCGTTTTATAGGCGTCGGATGGTTTAACAACTGCTTCAAGCTCTCCGGTAGACGGATTAAATCTCTTCAATTCTGCGTTTCCAACTGAAAAACCGCCAACCCCAAGCCCTTTTATCTCCTTGAGTCTTTCATCAAACTTTTTGTTCAACTTTTTCTCAGCTTCAGTTTCCGCTTCGGCTATTTTTTCTTCTTCGGCTGTTTTATCAGCTTCCTTATCCAATTCGGCTTCAACGTCAGCCTCTTTCTTAGCAAGTAAAATCTTAGCGACAATTTCATTAGTCTTTAACTCTTTCCCATCGTCGTGGGCCAGAACAGCTTTGGAAATTTCCTTATCTGTTTTGCCTTCTTCAAGCATAGCTTTTATCATAATTTCTAATTCGTTCATTTGAGTAGCTCCTTCTGTTTTTTTATTTCTGCCAAAGTCTCCAAAGTCGGATCTTCCCGGTAAGCCTTTACAGCAGTCTCCAGAGCTTCCGAAGTTTTAGCTTCTTCTTCTCCTTGTCTTGCCTTTGGTCTAGGGGACGAAGTTAATGCTCTAGGATCGGCGCCAACTGCGACTAAAGAGATTTCATATATAGTAGCTTTTGTTAAATAGTTCGGATTATCTTTATCATTATATTCCCATTTTCCGCCAATGCTGAACGCAACACCGAAGCCCTGCTTGAAAGCAGACAAAGCGTGTTTTACAGTTTCGGAGTGGGGGTCGTTCATTAGTAAGGCTTTAACGTAAAGCCCTTTTTTGTTTTCCTCAATCTCTACGAACCGCCCGGCAATATTGCTGACACTGTTCATATGATCAACTAAAAGGACAGGATTGTTTTTAAATTCTGAGAGGTCATAAACTGAATCACCTTTTGGAATATCTCCGTAAGAATCAGCTTTGTTTTTTGTATTTGCATAGCCTTTGATATAAAACTTGTCTGGCTCGTCTGCTTTTCCTTCGTCCTTTTTAACTTCCAGTTCAAAATCTTCTAAAAGGAGGTTTTTATTGCCTATAAATTCCATACCGGAATCTGTTTCTATTTTTTCTGATTTTACTTTTTTATTCATAATATAATTATTCTATATTTTATAAAAAAGTTGTCAAGCTAAGATTCTAAAGATGGGGCGATAACTCCGATATGGTTTGGATGAAATATTAAACTCCCCGCCTGATCTAAAGGAATATCCAGACGACCACAATCACTAGCGGTTTCTGTCATATCCCCATACCCGGCTAGAACAGAGGTATGCTCACAACCGACAACATCAATCTTTTTAACCCCGACTTCTCCATAATTAACAACTGCCCCGGCATCCCAAGACGCCCTAGATTCTGTCCGGGCTATCATCCGTGATCTCCAAGTTATGGTTGATCCGTATTTCTTCGGAACTGTTTCCTCAAGATAATCTCTAATATGCTTTGTTAGGTCAGGAATATTTTCCTGTTCTACAAGCCCGGTCTGAACGATTTTAAATAAATTGCTTTTTGATGTTCTGTTTATCCCGAAAACCTTCCCTGATTTGTCAGTAAATTCTATTGACTGTCTGGCCAACTTATCAATAGCCTGTTTTACAAAAGGATTAGCCAGGGAAGCGGAAACAGAAGCCCCGGCAATTATATTTGTGTCAGCGATAGCACCCTGTACTCCGGCGGTGTGAAGTCTAATGATCTCTTTTTTATATAAAGCATTCTCAGCGTCAAGGTCAAAGAGGAACTCAACAATATCATCTATAAATTTCCCTTCAACTTTATATTTGAAACTTTTTGTATCAAGCTCCTTAATTTTTTCCATTATCCGGGCTTCTTGACCTTCCAGAAAGCTTTTAACTTCTGTCGTATAAGTGTTTTCCATCCTGACTCTACGTTTTAAAGCCACTCTTAAATATTTTAATTGAAACTGTTTACTAATTGGTAATTTCTGCTCAAAGTAATCTAATATTTCATCAATATATTTTGGGTTTCTTAATTTCTCCGGATCAACGTCCTTTTTATCTATAAAAGGTTTTGATTTTTCGACAACCGGCGCTGTAGTTGCCGGAGGCTCAGTTGTTTTTGAGCTTATTGGAACAAGATTCAAAGGCAAATAATAACTGGATCTCAATTCATCATCCCAATTAGCTTCAAACCCGAGAAGTTCTGCTCCACCATTCGGGGTAATGATTCCATTTGCTATCATTTCCTTAATTTCGGCTACGTTTCCGGTTGTGTGTCTCTCAAACTTGAATTCGATTCTGCTATCAATAAGGCTGACAAACTGCTGATTGATAGTTCTTTCCAAAGCCCCAAGAAGAGGATTGATCGTATTCGCTAAAAACTCTAACCTTTGAGATTCGGAGTTTGATCTATTGGCATTTTCGACCAACCCGGCAACTATTGGAGGAACACTAAAAGCGGAGAGGATTGTTTCACGTGAAAACTTTTTAGTTTCTAAAAACTGAATATCCTTCTGGCTCATTTGAAGTGGTTTTGCGTCGGCTCCTTTTCCTACAATGAGGATCGCTTTCCCGGCATTATCTTTTCCTTCGTAGGCCCTACTTATTGATTGCTGTCTTTTTTCGTACTGCTCTTCGGTATATTCTTCTTCTGATTTTATAACCAAAGATGGTGCCGCTCTCCGTTCCATAAATTCGTTTTGAAATTTATCTCCGGCGACTTCTCCCTCTGCAGTTAATCTAATTTTTGTTATTCCGCCAACTCCAACGAAGGGGGAAAAGAGAGTATTTTGTCTAAAATGAATCATTGCGTCGGGTGGTGCGGTTCTCCAAGTACTCCCGTTCATAGTAAACTCATAATGAGAAATTCTCGTATGCTCTGCGTCAAGATGTACTCTCACGTAGTTTGGTTGTAACGGAATAAATTGATCAACAGTATCGTAATATTGCCCCCATCCGGTGTCTTTGACCTTTAGAAAATAAGCGTTCCCGGTTAAGCTTCTGTGACCAATAATTGAGGGCATTAAATCCCCGACGAAAGAGTTCCCGGCAAAGCCATTCGTAAAAGGAGCAGTTATTTTTTCACTAACTTTTGATGTCTTTATTTCTTTTCCGGTGGCTATATTTTTAAAGAAATAATCTTGATTACCTGCCGATTGCATAAGACGATCAACTGCTATCGAAGCCCACGATAAATTCTGGTAGGCAAGGAGCTGTTCTTGATTAGTGACAAAGGAATTATTCTTTCGACTGGAAACTCCAAAGGCTCTCGAATTGAGAGGGCTACCCTTTTTTGATATCTCCGGGGAAAATCTCAGGGAGTTCCCGACTTTGGTTGCTATCTTATCGAATAGTTTTGGCATAGAGTAATTCTAGCCTATTAAATAAAAGTGTCAATTATATCAACTACGTCCGACACTACAGATATTTTCCGGAAACTTTCGGATAAAGTCACAACCTCCGACATTACAGACATTTTTTAATTCTGGGAACAAATCCCTGACTATGTATTTGAAACACCTTCGCTAAGTCAGAGAAGTTATTTTAGCACGGGGTATTTCAAGGGTGTCCGACCTTTTCTTAAATGTCCGACATTACCGACTAATTCAGGGCTATAGTCTGTAGTGTCCGACTACCACGATAATATCGACATAATTTTGATTTTTGTCTGTAGTGTCCGACCTTTTTTTTATCGTGACTATATAACCCCAAAATGAATCCCGGCGTTTCTCCTTTTGGTAATATAATTGTATGCCCCAGAAAGCCCGTCAACGTCGTCGTCGTGTCCTCCATCTGGGAATTGTTCCAATACGGCCAGGAAAGGACTATTCCAAGGCGCCCGAAGTAACTTAATCTCCCCTCGAGAACTCGAGGCAGAGACCAATTTAGCCCTTGTCTCTTTGCTTCCAGAGCTAGGCTGTCCTCTTGCTGGATAACCTGACAAGACAGATCGTGATAAATTGGAAATTAAAAGTTTCCCTTCACTTCCCGGCTCCTGCTCAATAACAATTTCGATATTCTTTCCGTCAAATTCGGCAGTTTGTTTCAATTTAGCTTCAATTACCGGAGGATTAGCCCTTAACCTAACGACATCCAGAACATACCCAATATTTTGCTCAGTCATTCCAAGTTTTAGCCCAATCGCCCAATCTGGGTCAGAGTTTTCTTCTGAAACTTTCGTACTGGCTAAATCCCAATATCTCACCACCCGGGTAAATTCTGGGAGTTCGTGAGCGTCTACAATCTCGAACCACTGCTGTTTAAAATAATCCCCGGCAGTATATTTAACATTCCAGTTGCCATCCAATAGCCTTTTTTTATCAATTTCAGTCAAAGCCATCAAGTTTGCTAGATATGCCGGATCTTTTTTAAGAAGTTCCTCATTGTCGTAAATATCGGCAGGGATAAAAGTTAAACTCTTAATAATATCTTCGTCTTTTAAGCCCTGTAATTCTTTTTTTTCAAAAATGTGACTGGCTTGTTCCTTAACTTCTTTCCGGGTATCTCCCCAGACTAGGCTTTCCCCGTCCCGAGTAAAATATCTGATGATCCCGGCTCTCTCTTTAATCGGTAACCCTGTTTCAGAATCGATCCACCATCCAATTAATTGCCTTACCCAACTGGTAGCGTCAGCATTGCAAGTCGCTCGAACGTATGGCCTTATTCCACACGTTGACCTATTTCTGGAAAGCATATAAAAGAATTGGCTCTTTGAGAAGTGAGTCAGTTCGTCAAAGCCAATAAATGCTATTTGAGATCCCTGCCAGGAGTATTTATCTTTTTCATATTGCAAATGCCCAAATTTGAGAGTTGCTCCGGAGGGAAACGTCCAAGAAAGCTTATACTGTTTTGGTTCAGCATTTAATATTGGATATAAATTATTTGATTCATCCCACAATCCGCCGGGGTTCGTGATCTGTGTCGTGTCTCTCCTGAATATTGCCCCGGTAAATTTTGAAAGCCCTATATGACGTAATGGTTCAAGAAGTAAGCCCCAAGTTTTCCCACCTCCTGCAGAGCCACCATAAATGACAATATCCGCCGGAGAGGTCAGAAACATTTCCTGTGGACCGGGTTGAGGTTTAATCGCTATCATTCTTTGATATTGTCCCGATTATTCTCGGGGATATATATTACAGTTTTACCAGATTCAAGCGGAGTTCCGCCCTTCCCGGTGAACTCGTTCCTTTCAATGTAACCTCTATCTTTGCACCGGGTTTTCAAATAGAAGATTAAGGCTGTAATTCCGCCCCGGGAGGATCTCGTTTTCATCCGACGCTTTTCTTCAAACTCTCCGGCAATGTCTTTAGACAAATAACTCTCCACGTAGGATTCTTCATCATTGATTGCTTTTATCAGACGCCCTTCTGCCCAATCCTTTAATCCTTCCTCGCTCTCTTTGACCTGCAATGCAAACTCCTCGTCTTCATCCATCCAAGTGTAAACAGATTGCCGGGATTTAATTCCTAGCGCTTTACAGGTAACCGAAAGATTACAGCCTTTTATCGGGTACATTTCAATGAAGAGTTTTTTATTCTCTGCTATTTTCGCAGCTCTAGTTTTGTCGTTCTTCCGATCAGGTGTTTTTTTAGGCATTTGATTTCTCCTTAAATTCTATAAATTCCCTCGGGTGGTAATTGACCATTATCCGTTTTAAATAATCTTTTGTTTTCTCTCCTTGCCGGGGTTTTGTGACCGGCATATCTGCAGGTAAATAACTAAACAGGGATTTGTAGACAGTATTCACAATTAACTCCGGCTGAAAGAGCTTTACTTGAGAAACACTCTGGATTTTGTATTGAAGTTCCTTTGTCATATCTGGAAATTCTTTCATATGCTCTAAGTATTCATCAAACCGGGAATAGATCGGGGTATATGGTTGAAGGTGTAGCGTAGTAAAAGAAACCCTCACCCTTTTGGTCCCGAAGTTTGCCTTTAGCAGAACGTCTATAAATTCGTCGTAGTCAGATAATTTCTGTCCGAAGTAAGCGTAAATCATAAACAAAGATATGTAATGGGTCTTAGATTCTTCTATAAATTTGATAAGTTCCTCATTCTTAAACTGCTTTATTGGTGGCAGTATTTCTGCCCGAGCCTTCTCAGTAGGCAGTTCCACCCCGACCCGGATTATCTTCTGTTTATTAAATAGCTGTTTATTCTTAAGGAATACTCCAACCGGGATGGATTGCACTTCATAAGAGTTGTTTTTTAATTGAGCAAATAAATCCTTGAACTGTACCTTCTGCAGACCTTCGTTTGAAATTAGAGCTACGTGTTGCCCGTGATATTTTATATCGAATGTTTTTAAGACTTTTCGGGCATTTTCTATGGTATTTGAACAATATTTATTCAAATGAGAAACAAAACAATATTCACACTTGAAAGGACAGCCAACTTCTAGAAGATAATACCAACTACGCTTTCCAGTTCGCATTATCGGAATGTTTTCAAAGTCTACGTCTTTTTTAACTTCAATGGATTCTTTCCCTTCCAACATTTCCTTGCTATAGACTCCGTCCATATCAAAACTAAATCCATCCCCGAAATAAACATAGTCGGCAACTTCTAAAATCCTATGATAATCTTGATAGGCCCCAATCCCTCCGCCTATCGAGATTATGGCAATGATTACTTTTTCTTCTACTTCTCCAACTCTAATTTTTTCTTCTTCTTCTACTTCTCCAACGCTAATTTTAATCACAATTACCTCCTGTTATTTTTTTGATGAAAAATTGAAAGCACCTTTCTCTATCTTGAAATACTCCTGATATGCTTCTTTATTTTTATTTACATCTTTTAGTCTTTTTGAAATTGTTACAGCGACCTCCGCCCCCAGAGTGTCGAAGTCTGGGAAATTATTAGAGTGCTTTTTAAATGATAAGCAAAGAGCGTCAGCGATTACTTTGCTAAGTTCAAACTCCGAAACATCCAAATGCCCCTCCGTTTCTATTTAACAGTAAATAGCTTACCATATTTATAAATACGGTTGCAACTATTTCGGTAATATAAGCGATTTCCCTGGCACTACAATTTTAGGCTTAAAGGTTTCATTTGCCTCCCGGTACTGACTAACCCTCTGCCCAATATAGCTAATAAAATCATAATAGTTTGATACAGACAAAACCTGTAACGCCGGATCTAGTTCTTTGCATAAGTTGAACATAATTATTTGTCTCCTTTTCTTATTAGTTGAAAACCATAGCCGTTATCAGGCCCAAACACCATCCGGCTGCGATATAATTTATTATTGATATTTCGTTAGAGAAAACAACCCCCACGAAGATATTAAACCCTGCCACTAAAAACATTATGAAAATATTCATTCTATTGAACTCCTTCCTTTTTTCTGATATTTACACCCTCGAGATTCGTCCCAGAGAGTTTTTTAATCAGGTCGTTACTACTTACCATTGCCCAATTTGCCCCTTTCCCTTAACAAATTTATAGCGCTTTCCAGTTTCTGCCTGGATTGCCGATAGTTAGCGTCGTCGGATTCTCTGGTTTCATCATCCCGGAACATTGATAAAGTCCGGAGAGAAACGGCTACTTCTAATTCGTCAATGAAGGAAATAATCACGTTGCCTACTCCTTCACAATTTCTGGTTATTTATATTATCATCGCCCACTAACTCTGATACTGATTGCATAGGCTCTTCCCCTTCCGTATTATCTGAGATTATTTCATCTTTATAGTATAATAAATCTTCTCTCTCCCATTCATCACTAATAGCCAATAAATCATCTATTATCTTAGCCTGAGCCTTTTTAATCTCTGCTTCGTGCTTTTCTAGTAGCTGAGATATTTTTAGCATTTCATCTGCATCTGTTTTGTCAATAAGTTTCTGGTGGTCTGCTTTGGATATGTAGTTATCGAGGATATAATCTGCAATCATAGCTGGACTAGGAATAATTTTTCTGTCAAATATCTGGATTAACTCTTCTCTACTCACTGTTATCACTCCTAACCTTTTTATAGCATTTGAACAAAGTGTATTTTCCTTGAGCCATCCATACCTTCTTACAATCCTTACAGGTATATTCTATTACAGCTTTTCCATTAACTTTATCCCAGAATAGGATGTCCCCCTCTATTGGCTTATGAATTTTCAGCTTACATAATATCCCCATCACTTACTTTCCTTTGCTTGTTTGATTAAATCTTTTATTTTACGTTCTACTCTAATGAGCTGGTCTAATGGCATATCTTCCCAATTAGTTAAGTCTAAATCTTTACTCACTACCTTATCTTGGAATATCTTTTTAGATACTGCTCTATGTATAGCTATATCTTCTTCTGTTATTTCTTTACTCACAATTTCCTCCTTTCCACCTACGTATTTATTTTACCATAGCCAAGTCTGATTTCAATGAGACCATAGCCATAATATGTATTTTTCCCGGGCGTCCTCCGGTACAAATAGCCCGTTCTCCATTTTCTGCAGCGGCGTCATTTGATCTTCATATCTTTTAATTCTATTTTGAAGTCTCTGGTTCTTAACTTTAAACTCACAACTGATAACTGTTAGGGCCACAACCAAAGTCAAAACGAAGATTCTATAGACAATTTTCATATTGTTTTTCCTCTGTTCTCTCAAGGATTTTTTCAAGTCTATCAATTTTCTCCCCCATTCCCATTGCAGGTTTTATTTTTCCTTCTTTTGTCCAGGCTATAACTAAAAGTTTATTCTTTTCGATTAACTCCGGGAGCGTAGGCACTCCGTATTTCTTCCGATCTCGTTCTTTAATCGCTCTGGTTCGTCTTTGATCTCTACCTTTTTTTGCTAACGGGTCAATATAATTTGACACCTACTCCCCCTTTTTGTTGTGATGATCCAAAACATCCTGAACGATACTTCTTGTTTCTACAGAGTACATCGTTTTCTTTTCATCTTCTTCAACTTCAACTATCAAAGCCACCCCTGAGGGGACTATAGATATTTTCACTTTCTGCTTATCCGTTCCCCCTTTCCCTAAATGGTTCCTTAACACAAGGCTATTCTCTAATTTTGAAATTTTCAATTCTCACCTCCCCTTTTATGGTTTTTTGTCTATTATGTCCTGGCCTGTTAAGTAAATCCCTTTGCCCCCTCTCTCAAAATTTGGTTCACAGTAAATTAAATATAACTGCTCAAACTCTTTTTTCTTCCAAGATATCTCAGTAACCGGACAGGATTCAATCGCTCTTTTGCCCCCCATCATATCTATAATTCTTTCCGTTATTTGATCAAGTTCTTCTTTTTTTAAGACTTTTACCCATTGGGTGTTCATTTCTTTCAATTTCACCTTTTCGGGAGTATCTTTCATCTGGGAGATTATTTTTCCAACTGTAATATAGTTATCATCCGTTTCAATCAAATTCATCACAGCCCCGTACAGGTCGTCAGGAGGATATTTTTTCAATAACTCATACCAGATTTTTATTGTCTCTTTCGTAAATGTCTTTAATTTGCTCTCAAACAGGG